AGTATTACAAGATTATTTTTATGCAAACACGGGAGCAAAAGATTTAGGTAAATTGTTAAAGGGTTTAGTACCCTTAAAATCTAAATTCCCTAAATTATTAGATCCTGCTCAATCTAAAGACGTAGGTGGCAGTGGAAGACCTTGGCAAACCGGATATGAGGGATATGCATGGAGAGGAGCGACAATGCCTCTAAAGGATCTTCAAAGACTTATCCCACAATCTAGATTAGTAGGCCAAGCTAACGAAAAAGACCCTAAAAGAATACGAATCGACGGGTTCGCTATCGACGATCCCAATTTCGTTTATAAATCCAGGGGCGGTTATGGGTTTACTTCGTTTTCTCTTGATGCATACACCGCTGATAACTTCAAAGGCCAGTTTGAAGATGATCGCGTTTCAGTTGTATACGGTGTTAAATTAACTGACCCTAATTTAGTCATGAATCCCGATGTGTCCAATTTATTAAGCAAATATAAAGAATACGAAACGTTATACGTCGGTGATCAAGTTAAACCTGACGTCATAATGGTTACTGATCGACGTATCAAAGATCAATTTAAAGACGACGCTAGAATATCTAAATTTACTGATAAAACCGACAATCCAAATCCCATCGCTTACTACGATGATTGGAAACGCACTGTAAAACTCAAACCACCTAGTAAGTATGCGGGGTTAAACTTAGAAAATACTAAAATGAAATCATTATATGAAGTATATACGGAGATACGACTAGATGAAGTCGGCAACTTAGAGTCTTCCAAGGCGTTACCATTTAGGTTAACTCAAGATACTGTAAGCGGTAATAATGGTATCGTTACTGGTAAACAATTTTACGAATTTAATTTACCTGATGGTACTGAAATGGTTGTTGAACTCTCTTATGGTAGTAGGGCTGTTACAATTAACTTTAATACCGTAGAAGGTGCTTTTAAAGGTAAAACTTCTATTTTAGGTGATTCATATAAATCTGCTTTTACTATTATAAACACTGTGGGTACTATTTTAAAACAATCGCTTAAAGATACTCTACAATACGGTGAAACAAAAAATATTGTTGTTTATGGGAAAGCAGAATACGGTAAGAAAAATCCATTCCAACGCCAAGAAATATACAATTTATTCCTCCAAAAAGCTTTCCCCGGTTCAACAATGAAAAGTGGTGGTTTAATTACCGTATTACCTGACGATTATCCTAAATATCTTAATGAGAATGAAGTATATACGGAGATACAACTAAGTGAGGTCGGTGAGGGAACTTCGGAGCCTTTTGAGTACAAAGAAAATTTTAGAAAAGGCGATACATTCTCATACCTTATTGATGCTTATACTGAACAAGATGATCTTGAAATGAGCATTCCTATTCGCTTACAAGCTATTGCTTATAAAGAGCGTGTTTCTGATGACATGGAAATGGATCGTGAAGAATATTTTAATTTTTTAGATAAGCCTAAAGGCACTGTTATAGAAGGTTATGAAATTATTTTTTCTATTGCTGATGCGGGAGCAGGTGCTACATTTAATCTTGTTAACGATAGGGTTTATATGTTTCGTTTAATGGCTACCATTAAAGAAATTCTACAAAAAGAATTTAACTCTAACCCACCCGATCTTTTAAATTATTCTCCTACTAAAGAAGGTAACGAAGCAACAGAAGATACGGGGAGACACAAATTATACTCTATTTTTATTAAAAAAGCATTCCCAAATGCTAAAATGTTTATAAATGACGAAGATGAAGAAATTTATTTTAAGCTTAAGTAGCATCGTTTTATTTTGTTGTAATGGTTGTGTGGCTCCCAAATCATGTGAGGCATACGCTCAATGTGACGAATTGTATATTAACGATTATAACTGCGAATCACCGCAAAGAAATTCGTATAGTGTTGATAGAGATTATTACCCTAATACTCAAACCGTTTATTATTATCCTCGCTATGTTCGTGTTATACAACCCACAACACAACCTATTCCCCATAGTGAGCAAAAAAATATAACATCTAAAAAACGCCCTTCAATCGTAAGACCAACTCGTAGTAGTGAGTAAAGTATATATTTTGGGTATTTATAAACATGCCAACATATACAAGAACACAATTACGGGATGGAGTTAACGCAGCCGCTAATTTAACAGCAGCTACATATAATTTTTCTTTAGTTAATAATGCGGGAAATATTTATTTTTCAATTGAAGGAGAAAATGGTGAGTTGCCCTTTACTAAAGCTACTATTAATACTCCTGTAAATTGCTCTTTTGTAACAGGTTCTATGAATGCAGGATTTGCTGTACAAGGTGATTCAACTGCTACCTTTAATTTAGTTGTTACTAGTACTATTAATGCTTCTAATATTAAATTTAGAGCAACAAACATTTTAGTAAATAACCTAGCTAATCCCGTAACAGGTTCAATATTTGGAATCCAGGCGTCATATTAAAGTCATATGAAAATTTGGCTGCGCAGGAAGCCATTCGTATATTTACAGGGTAAGGTTGCGAGCGAGTCAAGACCGATCATTTAAATTAATTAGTTATGGAAGATTTAATGTTCCAGGCCCAGCAAAAAGAAGTTGAATTTCTTAACGACGAGCAGATTCGTGAGGTCTGCCCAGTTGCCTTCAGTGAAGGTGCAAGTAGTGAAGTTTCAAAACACTACACTCACATCCCAACCAACCAAGTCATTGATGACATGCGTAAATTGGGTTGGGGAGTAATTGAAGCGAAGCAAGTTGCTGCTCGTAAAAAGCAAACCAAAGGCTATCAAAAGCACATGCTTGTTTTCCGCCATCCAGATTTGATGGTTGAAGGAAAAGATGGTGATAATGTTTGGCCCCAAATTATTATGACTAATTCCCATGATGGGAAAAATTCATTTACATTCCAAGCTGGTATGTATCGATTTGTTTGTTCAAATGGGTTAGTGATTGCCGATGAGGAATTTGGTTCAATGAAAATTCGTCATATGGGTTATGATTTTGAAACATTGCGTGAAACAATTAGTGAGATGGTAGATAAGTTGCCATTAACAGTTGATAGCATGAATCGGTTTAAAAATACTGAGTTGACTAAGAACCAAAAATATGATTTGGCTCGTAAAGCTCTTGAAACACGATTTAAGATTCAAGAAAATCAAAAGGTTGATCAAGTTTATAAGATTGATTTAGATCAGTTTCTCACCCCCGTTCGAGATGAAGATAAGGGTGATGATTTGTGGAGTGTATTTAATCTTGTACAAGAACGTGTAGTTACAGGAGATTTTGATTATGTTTCCGGTGTTAAAACGCGTAAAGCTCGTGAAATTAAGAACTTTAAGCAAGATTTAGATGTTAATAAAAAACTTTTTGCAGTAGCTCAAGAGTTTGCTGCATAAAGACCTGCCATGTTGTTTGAGGGGGGAGTGGGAGCTCCCCCCAATTTCAAAAACTTAACCAAATGGATCCAAGAAAAGCTACTACTGAAGACGTTGTTGAAATGATCTTAGAGCAAGCTGAAATTCTTAGCTTGCGCACCGAAGTTCGTTCTACCGCTATTGCACTCTTACAAGAAAACCCTAATATGGATACGGGTTCAGCTTATTTAATGGCTGCTATTGAGTGGGATGTTACTTAATTAATATTTTTAATGAAATATTGGGTATATAATACAACTGTTGAAAATTTAGAAATCAATTATATTTATAATCATGGAATTTCAACTAATAAAAGCAATTAAAAAGCAAGCTGAAGCTGATAAAGAAGAAGCATTGCTTACATTAGAACTTCTTACTGAGTCACCGGCAGGTATTGGTGAGCATACTGCAGAAAAGTTTTTTGAAGAAGGTAAAAAAGCTCTCCATAAGTTAGGTGAAGCTGAAGATTTACTAGAAACTATAGAAAGACACTTTGGACATTAATAAAATATTTGGGGCTTTTAATTCTGATAAAGAAGATGATAATGGATTTCCCGTTCCTAAATTCATTAAGGATATGGAAGAAAACCACCCCAGGTATTATTTAGGAATGTTTGAAAAACTTATAAATAATCACCTTGTTTACCAAAAAGGGTTGATTAAAATGTTTCAATCAGCTGATAGTTCTTTAAATATTAAAGAGGTAGAAGCTGCGGGAGAAAATCTGTTATATAATAGAGCTTGGGATTACATTAATCAATTTAATATAAAAGACAAATATTCTCAAGAAATTTTAGAAAGAAAAAATTCAGAGGATTTTATTAAAGCAATAAATTCTGCTATTAGTTATTTTGAAAGTGATGAGGAATATGAAAAGTGTGCTTACCTTAAAAAATTCCTTGATTATTTAAATCCTAGTTCGTAACTTAAATAAAATTTATAAAAAATGTATTTTAGACAACACATACAAAAAAAGCTTGAAAATCTCGAAGCAAAATTAAAGCATATTGAATTCCATAATGGGAGAGGAAATCGACAAGAAATTAATGAAGCTAAAGTAGCTTGTGAGGATTTAGTTGAAGAAATTAAGGCCGCTGTTGATCGTGAACCTATGACTCCTAACGAGCAAAACCGAGTATAATGCTTACAGCTGAACAAATTCAAAATAATTGGGAAGAGTTCTGTGAGAATATCACAGGATATATTACGGGTGATAGAAAAAATAAGCTTATTGGGTTCTATAAAAAATATGAGGACCGCATCATGATGATGCCTGCTGCTCATAAAAAAGAATACCATAATGCTTTCCCAGGTGGATATGTTGAACATGTTAATAGAGTAGTTCGTTGTGCTCTTAAACAATATGATCTTTGGGAAGAAGAAGGAGCAGATATGACTACTTTTACTAAAGAAGAATTAGTTTTCTCTGCTATTAATCATGATCTTGGTAAGATGGGTAATGAAGAACATGAATCCTATATCCCCCAGACTGACAAGTGGAGAAAAGATAAGTTAGGAGAAGATTATATGTTTAATAAGCAAGTCCCATTTGCTTCTGTCCCTGACCGAGGTTTATTTATGCTTCAGTCTCATGGTGTTCAATATTCATTTAATGAAATGTTAGCTATTCAAACTCATGATGGGTTATATGATAGTGCAAATGAAAAATACCTTAAAGTGTACATGCCCGAACAAAAACCTCGTACTTCTCTTCCTTATATTCTTCATCAAGCGGATTTAATGGCAGCTCGTATTGAATTTGAGCGTGAGTGGTTACCTAAGTTTAAAAATTCCGTGCCTACCCAAGAAGAGAATTTTACATTAAAGAAAGAAAATAAAAAATCTACAAAAGATAAAGCGCTTTCACAACTTGAAAGCAAAGGTCTTAAAGATTTATTCGATAAATTATGATACAAACAATTATTATAAGCGTATTAGGGGTTTTAGTTGTAATTCTAGGATTTACAACTTTTAACCTTCTCCGTAAAAATGAAAAACAAGAAGATATTCTAGCAGGGTATATAACCTATCTAGACCAATTTAGTAGAATAATAGAACTTTCAGATGAAAAACTTAAAAAAATTGATGAACGAGGAATTTTTAAAAGTGATGATGAAGTAGGATTCATGTATGAACAAATCAAAGAACTTCAGAGAGTTCTATCCAATTTTAGGGTAGAAAAATTATGAGCGAACCAGTAAAAAGAAAAAGAAAGAAAAAAAGTAAAAATCAATATTTTACTCAAGCAACAGAGGACGCTATTGTTAGATACAATAGCTCTTCTGATCCCGAAGAGCGTAGTGAAATCTATCGTAAAGATATTCATTATGCTTTTTTTAAACTTACCGAAAATATAATTCATACTTTTAAATTTTATTATACAGAAGTAAGTGATATTGAGCATTTACAACATGAAGTAATTACATTTTTATTAGATAAAATCCATTTATTTGATCCTACACGGGGAGCAAAAGCATTTTCATACTTTGGGACAATTGCTAAACGATATTTAATTATACAAAATACTAAAAACTATAAAAAAAGAATAGATAAAGCTCCAGTTGAAGAACTACATCATAATTTAAAATACTCATATGACATAGATTATGATCCTATGGAAAAAGATAAGGATTCCATATTCATGGACGAGTATGTAGATTATTGTAATTCAGTTCTTACTGAACTATTTCCTAAATTAAAGGATGCTCAAATAGCAGATGCTATATTATCTATATTTGCTTCTAGAGAAAATTTAGATGTATTTAATAAAAAAGCTCTTTACATCTATATAAGAGAAATGGTAGACGCTAAAACTCCGCAAATTACTAAAGTAGCTACTAAATTAGGAGGCATATATAAAGAACATTATATCTTTTATAAAGAATACGGGTATACTAATTTTGAAGATACTTCATATTTATAAATAAAATAAATATGGGACAATTAGATAAAAAAATATTCGGTAGGAAAAAATTCTCTGATATTTTAGAGGAAATTTACCTTAATCAAAAGAAAAAAGAAGAACAAATTTCTACTCTTATATCTGAGTTAAAGCCTCTAATTCAAGATATTGGAGATGCTACTTTAGTTGTTCCCCTACTTAAAGAATATCTTGAAATTTCTGTTAAAAATGATGAACAGCTTATTAAAATGGCTACTATCATTCAACGGGCAGTTCAAAATGAAGCTATGGATGATGGTAATTTTGGTATGACAGAAGAAGAAAAACAACAATTATTAAGTGAGGTAAAAAAATTCAAAGACGATAAAAAATAATGCCTAACCTTCAATATGGCATAGCTGGATTATCACAAGGGGTATTAAATGATTTTGCTAACCCTTCACCCCCTACTCCAAATGAAATTTTTTCTAGTAGGGTAAAGGATATTATATTAGATAATACCCACCCCGAATTTATAAATTATGGAGAATGGGCTTCAATTGGAGTAATTTTAATTGAAAGTGTTACTCAACCTACTACTAATAAATCGGTTATTCCTGTTTATCCTTTATTTCCTAATATAAAACATTATCCTTTAATTAATGAAGTGGTTACAGTTTTATCTTTACCTTCTAATGGATTAGAAACTAATACTGCTAGTTCACGTTTATATTATCTACCTCCTACAAATATTTGGGGAAGCCAACACCATAATGCTATACCCGGTAGTTCGGAATTAGCACCTTCTCAACGAAAAGATTATCAACAAACTTCTGTGGGCAGTGTGAGAAGGGTAACTGATGGGGGCACTGAGATCAGTTTAGGTAATACTTTTATAGAACAACTTAATATTAATCCCTTACAACCTTTTGAGGGAGACCATATTATAGAAGGTAGGTTTGGACAATCTTTAAGATTTGGTAGTAGTGAAGGTAAAGATCCTATTACTAAAATAAGAAATGGGCAAGGGGAACAAACAACTGAAGGTTGGACTACTGTTGAAGAAAATATAAATGAAGATAAAGCTTCTATATACTTAACTTCTACACAACAAATAAATTTAGAGCCTAATATATTTAATTATAATTCTTATAATACAGCCCCTGAAAGTATTAAAAGTTATTCATCTAATCAGGTATTGATTAATTCTGGAAGGTTAGTATTAAATGCTAATCAAGATTCAACATTAATAAGTTCAGCAAAATCTATAAATTTAAACTCTCAGGATTCGGTTAATATAGATAGCACAAATAAAGTTATTATAAATTCACCTGAAATTTTATTAGGGGATAAAAATGCTACAGAACCTTTATTATTAGGGGATAAAACAGTAGATTTATTAAGGGATGTTTTAACTTCTCTTCAATCTACTATCACCCAACTTTCAGTTTTAGCTAGTTTACCCCCAGGAGCTCCTTTTGCTCCTCTTAATATAGAAGCAGCAGCAACTCTTCAAAATTTATCTACAGCTTTAGCTAAATTAGAATCTTTAAAATCACCTAATAATAAAACGTTATAATGGCTTCTTCTAGATTACTTCAAGTTTTTGCTAAACAATCTACTCAGATTCAGGAACGTTTAATAGTGCAACTAAAAGGATTGACAAATCAATTCCCAGAAAATGCATGTCCTACTAAAGAAGAATTATTAGTTATAATAAATAAAAGAAATGCTTTAGCAAGTGGAATAAACCAACTTCAAAATCAAATAGTGAGTGTAGGTAGAATAAATGGGGTAATAAATAAAATTACAAGCCCAATCCCTCCCGTTATAAGGATTATTAAACTCCTTCCTATCCCAACAGGTCTTCCAGGATTAACAGCAGGGAATATCATTTCAGCTGGGGATGTGCTAAGTGATTTAAAAGATTTAGCTAGAAAATTTAATTCTATTGGAGAAGGGTTTGGAGTATTATCTAATTTTATTTTTAAAATTTTAAATACTGTTAATACTTTAATTAAGATTTTAGATGCATTAATAGAAAAATGTGCAAAAGAACTGGATATAGAATATGAAATAATAAATAATGAATTAAATTCATTAAGTAATGATAGTTTGGAAGAAGGATTTGGAGTTTATAAAGGTTTTACTTTTGAAATAAAGTATGCTAAATTAAACGAAACTCCTTATCCTAAAAGATTTGCCCAAGCTAGAAATTCAGCAGGCATTGTCGCTCTAACCAGTGATGAATCTTTTGCATCAGACCCTAATGTTTTAGTTAATGAATTAAAATTCATAATAGATACTCAAAATTTAAAAGGATAACAAGTATAATATTTATAAACAATGAAATCACAAACATTTAAATCTTTAATTAAGGAAGCTGTTAAAGAAGCTATCCAAGAAGAATTAAAAGAAATATTATTGGAAGCAGTAAAAGCTCCTAAACAATCTTTCATAACTCAACCTGTTAGTGAAACTTTACCTAAATCTTCTCCCCAAATAAGTGAGAACAGGAGAGAAAAATATGCTAACATTTTAGGAGAAACTGCTGCTAGTTTTAATACAAGTAATATTGGTCAACCACTACAAGTAACAAGTACGGATACTACTTCCCCTAATGGACAATTACCTCAAGGTGAAGTTGGAATGGATCAAATAATGGGATTATTAAATAGTAAATAATGGCAATAGAAATTGGAAACATACCAGCTTTAGATCAAAGTCCCACTGTGGGGATTGGTTTATCTGTTCCTTTCCAATCTAGTGCTATATCTGGTTCTGATTCTGTTTTTAAGATTAACTATACTACAGCAGAGCAGATCAAATCTAATATAATTAATTATTTTCTTACTAGTAAGGGAGAAAGAGTATTTAATCCTACTTTAGGCAGCAATATAACGGGATATGTTTTTGATCCTAATGATCCTTCAACTCTTGAAACATTGAAAAAAAATATTGAAGATGATATTACTTTAGTATTTCCCATGGTTAATTTAAAAAAAGTTATAACCTCTTCAGACTCCGAGTATAACATAACAGTTCAAATCTTTTATTCGGTGTTTTCAAGTTTAAATGAATTTATAGAATTTAACATGCCATTATAATGCCATATAATTTAATAACTGATAATAACGGGGTTAATAGAAATATTAAATATATTAATAGGGATTTTTCTGATTTTAGATCTAACCTTATAGAATTTGCTAAAACCTATTTTCCTAATACTGTTACTGATTTTAGTCCTACATCCCCTGGAACCATGTTTATTGAAATGGCTTCCTATGTAGGTGATGTATTATCTTTTTACACAGATAACCAAATTCAGGAAAATTTTGTTCAATATGCCCGACAAGTAGATAATTTATATGATTTAGCATACATGATGGGATATAAACCATCTGTTACAAGTGCTGCATCTACAGATTTAGAATTATTCCAAACAGTACCTGCTATTTATGATAGTATTAGTGGAACTTATTCACCTGACTTTAGATATGCTTTAACTATAAATGAAAATACTCCTATAGGAGGAACAAGTGGAACTGATTTTATAATTCAAAATAGAGTTGATTTTAGCCAATCTAGTTCTTTAGACCCTACTACAGTTTCAGTATATGAAATTACAGGAACTGAACCCTCTTCATATTTGCTTAAAAAAACTACTCCAGTAATCTCTGCTAATATTAATACTACTACCATTACAGTAGGTGAAAGTGAAAGATTTGCTACTTATGATTTATTACTACAACGCCCCTTGGGTATTTTAGATATAGTAGATAGTGATGGAAATAATTGGACAGAAGTAGATTATTTAGCTCAAGAAACTGTATTTGAAACAATTAAAAATACTAATCCTTTTGCTAATGATCCTAATACTCAAAATGATTCTGCTGAGGTGGATGAATTATTAAGATTAAAAAAAGTTCCTAGAAGATTTACTACTAGATTTTTAAGTAGTAATAATCTAAATAGTGGATCAGCAACACTTCAAATTCAATTTGGTGCAGGTACAGCAAATGATTTTGACGAACAAATTATTCCTAATCCTAATAATGTGGGGGTTGGATTGCCTTACACACAAGATAAACTTACTACTGCTTATTCCCCTTCAAACTTTATGTTTACTAAAACATATGGGGTTGCTCCTTCTAATACTACTTTAACTATAAGATACTTAACAGGAGGGGGTGTAGGAGCAAATGTGCCTGCTAATACTTTAACTACTATTACTAGTTTAAATAATGTATTTTTTTCAACGGATACTTTAGATCCTGTTTTATCCCAAATAACATTTGATTCCTTAGCAGTTAATAATCCAAACCCCGCAACTGGAGGGGGCGATGGAGATTCCGTTCAGGATTTAAGGGTAAATTCTTTAGCCAATTATGCTTCTCAATTAAGAAGTGTAACACAAGAAGATTATTTAGTAAGGGCATTAAGTATGCCTTCACAATATGGATCTTTAGCTAAAGCATACGTTGAACCCCAAAAATTAGATAATTTGCTCCCAGGAGAAAAATCATCTATTTTAGATTTATATGTTTTAGCTTTTAATGATAGTAAAAAATTAGTATCTACTTCTAATGCATTAAAACAAAATTTATCTACTTATTTATCCCAATATAGGATTATCAATGAT